CCTTATTTGAGTTTGAGTCAGTAAGCATAATATCGTATGAGGATTTTGGAAAAAACAATTTGTTTGTCTGGGTAGGTGTCATCCTAATTGTGAGCTGGCCATTGGTAGGATCAATCGTTATTCCACCGCTAGGTGAAGTTAATGTAAACGCTAACTTGCTTCCGCCTTTTGTATCACGGACCTGCATTTTAGCGGAAGCTCCAGTGAGATCTATAGGATCGCCTTCTGGATCTTTGTATTCAACGATAAACGAGAAAGTAGCATTTTGATCTACTTCCCAATTTTTTTGTCCTGCCATTTACTAGTACTCCTAAATAGGAAAACTCCTATGCTCATTTTAGCATAGGAGCAATCCTAATCGTGTTTAATTACTTGGCTGACTTAAAGCCAAATTCTTTATTACTTGGGCTAAGAGCCTTCAAAATTACTGGAGCAACGGCGGCAACGCCACCCATTAGCAAATCTCTTGGATTTGTATTTCCAGTCATGTACAAAGCAATTGCTGCTGAAAGAAATGCTCGTGCATATGTTCCTAGCGCTGCTAAAATTTCCTCTGTCATTGTAACCTTTCCGTCCTTGTTTAGATCTCTGTTCATTTGATCATCTCCAATTTTGGGCGTTGTGCCCAGAATTTTGAGGGTATTTCCCCCAATACTATTATTCTACCATTAAGCTGAAATATCTACAATCTCACAGTTTCCGTCAGAAGTACAGGCTAGGGTTTGTGAGCCGCTAGTCCCGTCCTCTGTCTCGTAGAAAGATAAATCTTCCCACCGAATATCTTTTGGCATCTTTGAAAGCAAATCTAGATATTCTTGCTTGTCTACTTCCTGATATGGAGCCTGCTTATATGTATGATCTGAATGCGGCAAGAATGAAATTCCAGATACCTCATCAAAATGCTTATATACCCAAGCACCAACTTCCATCCACTCTTCTTCTTTTACAGATACTGTAATTGATGGCTTGTGCTCACACCATGCACGCTGATAAACTAGCCATGTCTTTAAATGATCAAGTGCTGTTAAATCATTTCTAACAATTGCGCCTTCTGGTGCTTTAACTGGAAATGAAAATACGTATGTATCATTTGGCTTCATTACATCATCTTCTACTGGGATTCCGACTTCCTTTAAGAATGTAGAAATTGGATCTTTCTTGTCTCCACGAACTGTACGAATATAATAATCTGAATGCCATGGGTGCATTCCTGAAGAAACTCCTACAAGCTGTGAAACAGTTCCTGAAGGCTTTACACATGTGATTGCAGCAGATTCCTGAATTCCAATCTTATTGGCTTCAGACTTGTTTACATCTCTTGCTGACTCACGAAGGCTTACTAAAACCTTTTCTAATTTATTAATATCTTCTTTACCAGAAAAAAACTTATGTCCAAATTGTCCAGTTAAAGATACTCCTAGCAAACGCTCCTCTTCTGTATTGTCCTTCCAAATTTTACGAAGGTACTTAAAATCAGTTAATGTTGACTGCCACGTTCCAAGAATTGTTGCAAGGCGAACTTTATTTTTGACATCTTCAACTGTGTCCTTTTCACGTAATACGACTTCTGAAAGATTACAAAACTGATAAGGTCGTAGAATAATTTCTGAACATGGGTTTGTTCCATAATGAATCTCTGGATCTCTTCGTCCGTACTTTGCTGCCTGTGCTTGTGCTGCTGCAACATTGTAAATTCCACGTTCTCCTGATTTTGAATCATATAAAGATTTCCATTCTGCAATAAACTGCTCCATCTCTGGCTTGCGAGAATATGCAACAGAGTTGTTTGACAATGCACGCTGTGAGTTATTCTCCCACCAGTTACCTGACTTGGCTTGAGCCATTTCAATATCATTAATATTTGAAAGAGAAATCATTGCTGATCTGCGAACTCCGCCAACAACTACAATCTCTCCAATCTTACACATAATGTCATGTGCCTCAATTGGCTTTAACTGACGTCCTGTTGCAGACTTAAACTTTGCAATTGTAAAATCAAAAAGATTAACTAGCGGTTGTGGACCTGATGATCTTCCGCCCATAGTCTTTAGTCTTGCGCCTGCTGGTCGCAACTTGCTAACATCAATTGCTGGAATCTGTCCTGACCATAGCAATGCAAGTAGTTCACGGTATGCTTTAGCCCAGCCCTGCTTTGAATCTTCAACAATGACAACTGTGTTTGACTTTTCTAATGAATCTGGGACGGCAGGAAGCTTATTAACATACTTATACTCAACAGAGAATCCAACACCTGTTCCACACATCAAGATATACATTGTTTCATCAAATGATCTTGGATTATCTACTGGAACAAATGAACAGTTATACCCTGCAACATGATCTCTATCTAATGCAGCACCTGCAGTCATTACTGATCGCATTGATGGCATAACATTACGATTAAATACAGCATTGCGAAGTTCTTCAACAATCTTTGCATCTGGCTTATAGCTATAATTCTTATCTAGATGTCCTAGCATATAGTCAAAATAACGATCTACTGTCTCACCCCATGTTTCACGACGATTTTGCTCTGGCATCCATCTTGCATAGCGAGACAAAGCAATAAAGTTTTCGTACGGGTTTTCAATAGTTCTTGACATTTTTAGTGACACCTTTTCTTCCGCCTAACGGATTGATTAAATTTGAATGAAGTCTAAGTGTATCAAACTTTATTATAGTGGGGAAGGCCTTAAGAAAACTTTTTAAAAATATGCTCAAAGGCCTTATTAGTCAACCGATCCCAATTATATTCTTCATGAAGTTTAGTTGACTGGGCGAAGTAATATCCAGCATATCCATTGTAGTTGATTGAAACATCTCTCATAAGCTCAAGTAGATGTTGATACTCTGGTTCAAAAACTTTACCTTCATGAACTGGCCAAGGTGATTTAACTAAATCTGATTTTAATTTTAGTGGACCAAGATACTTATCGTAATGGGCCCAACCATCTGTACAAATTACTGGCATACCAGTAGCAAGTGCTTGAAATGGAATAAACCCAAATCCTTCACCATAACTTGGATAAATTAAAACATCATGGTCATGATAAAGTTTTACCAGTTCTTCTTCTGACATATCTTCTGTAATTATTTTTATATTACTAAACTTTTCATCTGGAACACCGATTATGTTTTTATCCATATAGTTATTATAGATACGGGTAGTATTGCTCTTATATGCTTTTATGGTTAAAGAGTAAAAGGGGTTATTTCCATACAAAGCTGTAAATGCGTCTACCACCATTTGTCCTGCTTTTCTTGGTGCTGGCTCACCAACATGCAAAAATTTTATTGGTCTACCATGTTCTAGCTTTCTTTTCTTTGGTCTCCATATTGGATCAATACCATGTGGAAAAACTTTAACATCTTTAATTCCATTTGCTTCAAAAACTTCTTTGCACCAATCTGAAGTTGTCCATATTTCATTACATGCGTCTAAATACTCAAACCATTCCTTTGGGACAACTGTTGATTCCCATGGTGTATAACTAATTTGATACTGATTTCTGTGTAACTTATAATACACAGGCTGAGAAAAATTTAATTGAACATCCGCCCTTGCGTCCTGAAATGGTACATTATGACCTAATCTTTTTAATGAATCTACTATTCTTGACGCAGCATGACCGTAACCATTTGAAGTTTTTAGGTTACTTATTGGCGTAGAAAATGAAATATCCATAATATCTTTCTGGTCAACTGACTTGACAGTAACTTACTGACAATGTTAAGATTATAGTTCGTTATCTCTAAAGGAGGAAATGCCAATGGAGAATATAAAGCAAAAGCTAAGCGATTTTGCTCACAGTACGACTGTAGTAGTAATGATAACATTATTCCTATTTACAAACAATACCGTGATCCCCGCTCAAGCTTTAAAAGTAGAACCAAAGACAGAAGTACAACTTAAGCAAGAAACCTTAGAGAAGTACAGCAATACTGTTTACAAGCCTTCGGAAAAGCTTTCAGACATTGAATTGAAAGAACTACTGGCAGCAGTAGGTTTTGAAGGAAAAGCCCTTAGAACGGCTTGGGCCATTGCAAAGACGGAGTCCAGTGGACGCCCACTAGCATATAATGGCAACAGGAATACTGGAGACAGTTCCTATGGAATTTTTCAGATCAACATGTTGGGAAACCTTGGTGTTGCTCGTAAAGAAAAATTTGACCTGCGATCAAATGTACTACTATTTGATCCAGTAATAAACGCAGAGATAACGTACTATATGACCAAGGGCGGTACAAATTGGTCAGCTTGGAAGGGTCTAACCCCAAGAGCGAAGGAATTTTATACTAAATTCCCAACTACCTTGAAGTAGGAGAAAATGCGTAGGATACAGCAAGTATCTCAATACATAGCACTTTCTGAAGAAGGCCTTGTTCCTAGATTGGTTTGCCCACTAGATCAAGGTCTTCTTCTTCCTAATCAGACAAATGAAGACGAGGTATACTTGTATTGCCTATCTTGTGAATATAAAAAATTTATAGGATTTGGTTTTTATGACGAAATTATAAAGACTATGAAAAAGGTTAAAAATGACATGTGATAAAGATTGCCAATGTAACAGCACCCCTATTATTCCAACTGATAATATGGGGCGGGAAAAATTTTGGGAAGACTTAGGTAGACCAGATGACAAATGAACAAAAATCTTCAGACC